TACGTAACAGTTCCTGGTTCTGACGGAGTTATTATTACAGAACCACCCACACCTGGATTTAATACTCCAGTCATTGTGGTACTGGTAATAGTTTGATTTGCAGTCGCACTCCATGTAATAGTTATAGATTCACCTCTATTAAGAGTATTATTAGTCTTATTTGTGTAAAAATTTATTACCGGATCATCATTAAGTACGTTAACAGTAACACTAGCATCAGATGATCCTACAGAATTACTCGCTGCAAATTTATAAGTTGTTTGAACTATTGGAGAAAAAGTGACTGCTCCACTACTTCCTGGAGTAGCAATAGGACTGGTTGCAACTCCATTAGCAGTTGCAGTAAAAGAAGTAGTAAGTGTTCCATTACCAGTAGTAGAAGAATATGTAATGATTACACTCTGACCTTTATAGATGCTAGAAACTGTAACATTACTGGCATTAGTTGCAGTTATTGATGTTGTTGGAGCAACAATATATGAACATGTACCATCATCATTGTTTGCATATGCATCATAATTAGTAGCACTAGGGTCTGTACATCCACTTTTTTCATAAGGGACATATCCCATAATTCCTTCATAAATCCAACCATCTATACCATTAATATTTGTGGTTCCACATCTATGATCAATTCTAGAGTAGCTATTAACTACAGTTTGACTAGTAGATATAGTACCAACTTCAGTAACTTGAAATGCTGTCCCAGACCCAGTAGCCATATTTGAACAACTAGTAACTGGATTTAAATAATTTCCAACTGCATATCCAGAACCACCACTTACATACACACCACCTTCCCCAAAGGAACCACCACCAGAGTTATACCATGTTCCTGGGTAGGTCACCCTCATATTATTGGGATTACCACCACTACCATTAACTGGAGTAATTCTGATATGTAATTGCAATCCACTTCCACTACCAGTAATATTACTAAATCCTACATTGGTATATCCACTGGAAGGATAACTACAACCAGAACTATTCGATGAAGTATTAGTATCTCTATAATTTTCTACATAGCAAAAAATTCCTAGACTTGAGTTATTGCAGGCAATTACTCCACCGCTCGTGGAACCCACCAACTTAACTCTTTTAACTACACCAGTAGTATTTGTAACAAGTGTTCCGCTCGTTTGAGCCTGTCCGTAACCACTCTGAGGAGTATAATATTTGACAAATCTATAAAGTGCTGTTCTATTAGTTCCATCATTTTGATAAATGTAACCTGCTATACCCTCACTATTGTAACCACTTCCAGCAGCAGGAGGAGCATCAGTGGTTGCATATAAATGATTTTCTTGGAAACCGCCAGCATAGTAACGATTGACCGTTTTCATTACCTCGCCATTAGTTCCAGCACTGTTCGCGCTTAAAAAGAAGTAGAACTCATTATCCGCATATTTCGTCCAGTCGCTGTTAAACTCATTTTCTACTACAGTATGGATATGGTTATGCCAATTAGTCCACCCTGAAGGCCAGGTACTTCTATAGTAAGAATCTACAGGTTTTAATGCCATTTAAATCTCCCTGATGTTTTGCCAATTATTAGCGTTGTTAACAGTGATCTGAATAGGATAATTTGATTTAACTTCAACAGGAATATCAATATCTTCTATTAAAAGACCTTCCTCAACTAGAACTGCACCTGGAATAGTAACAGGTGCTTGATCTGGAACTAATTTATCAGGACTATTTTCAACTATATCAAATCCAATATTATCTGGTGTTGTATCAATAATCACACTTGTATTCTTTGATGATTGTGTCGCTCCTGTAGATCCATTACCAAGTGCTCTTAATGTATATTGAACTTCAGATGGACCCCACTCATCCCATGCCAAATTAATATCGAGAGTACCAGACGTACTGGTTATTAAACCAGTATCAAAAGGAGATACATCATCAACATTAATTGTAATTAACTCACCATCAATAAATCCTTGTCCTGCTTGTGGTCCAAACTCCCATCTATATTTAACCTGCAGAGTTAATGAGATATCACAATAACTAGCATCGTACTCTATTTGTACTTGACTCTCACCGTAATCAACTTCTATAGGATGCTCGAAAGTGTCAATTGTAGGAACTTGATAAACAAAAATTGTTACACTTGCTTCAGTATTAAAAGAAGTACCACCAAATCCTACTGCTTCCGCCGTATATGTTGTAGTTGTTGTTGGTGCTAGATCTTCTGGTGTAAAACTATTAATGTTTTGATTAGTAAGATTACCTTCAACAAAATAAAGAACATTAGCATCACCAACAGTATACCAAGAAAGTTGTGTCGATTCTCCTGTCTTAATGATCGTTCTATTTGCACTTAAATAAACCTGTGGTATTTCATACCACTTAATTCTAACTCTACCATCCGCTCCAGAACCAGCAGTTGCACTTCCAGCGGAACCAACAGAAAATGTTAATAAATCTCCCGATTTTTGATTGCCATCCGCATCATATGGTTCCATATCATAACCAGCATCAATTAAATTTTGCCTGGTTAAATCAAATGTAGCATAAGATCCACCTCCACCTCCACGTCCCCTAGCAGTTGATTTAATACCATAACAAATAAGTTCAAAGGATCTAATATAAGTGTTACCGCCACCAAAAGTTTGAAACCATATATTAAAACCATTAGCAGTTTTGTTTCTAAATCCTGGGTTGGAATGACTATAAGGAGATCCTCCAGTACTACCACCCGCTGCCTGTTGCGCGTGTGTTAACGAGTAAGTCCAAGTATCATCAATAAATGAATCATTGAAAGTAATACTATAATATTTTCCATTTGTAGGTCTATCACCATTATTACCTTCAGAAGCAGGATTTATATATCCTACTGAAATATCTGTACTTACATTTGAAAAATTAGTTACGTTATTTGTATTATCAAAATCATGATATACATTAGAAACATATGTTCTGGCACCATCAGATCCTGCACCACCCTGTCCTCCACTGTTCCAAATAGAAGATGAAGTGCTATTAGGAATTCCTCCATTTGGGACACCACCCCTAGTTCCAGAAATAGATGTTATTGAAACTCCAAGATTAGACCAGTTTGGATTATTAGTAATGCTAACTGTTCCTCCATTCCCACCAACTCCTTTAGCAGTAGTATTATTATTTCTCCTACCACCACCATATCCACCGCCAGCAGTAACACCAAATATTGTACTACTACCACCATTGTTTCCAGCAGTAGGTATCAAGTTTCCAGCAATAAATTCTCCTCCTCCACCACCTCCCCATATTTCAACACGACAACTATGCAACCATGGATTTAAATTCCAAGATTGTGATCCTGTTCCAGGATCAATTGGAGTATTATATGTTGATGTAAAGTTAGACATTAAAATTTAATAATATATTCTACGAGAATAAAAGGAGTCATAAGTTGATCTAACTTTTCATAATCTTCAACGTCAACATCAACATATGCAGATACGCCGCTCATATCGATATTTACATCAGGGAATGAATATGTAAAATTATGTCGATATTCATCAGGAGATTCAATATTATGTTTATGATCAGAATCTCCTTCCCATTCTCTAGTTGTACCTTTTTCTATACCATGTCCACTAGATGCTGGTCTATTTCCACCATCTTTACCACCAACACTAGAAACTTCATGTTGTGCATTAAAGTTTGTATATTTTTGATTTGATGAATGAAGATGTCCTTGGAAATTATTAATAGATAACGATTCTATACTAGTTGATCTATCAAGAGTATATCTAGGATTACCAATCATTGGAAGAGTTGCTTGACCGATTACTGTCATATTTCCAATGTAAAAAGTTTCAATCCTATTACCAAAATTACTAATAACTTCTACTTGTGGACCAACTCTGGTTGTAGGTCTAGCTTCTTCAATACCTCTATCAATGGTAGTATTTTGATATGTACCAGTTCCAGCACCGCCAATAATAACTTTAGATCCCAAATCTGGAAGTATAAACTCACCAGGATCACCAGTTTCCAAATTTGCTTCTCTCAATGTAACATTATCTTTCACAAATCTAGANCCAGATCCAACACCTAATACTGCAGCAAGGGCAGGAAAATCTCTCGCTTGTATCCTATCACCATTACACCTCAAGTACCCTGCTGGCAATTTTTCTTTAAAGACAGCAGAGTTTGGATCATTACCAAAACCAAGTCCAGGAGTAGAATGAATCATCATACTCCCAACAATACCACCAAATCTCGATCTTTCTCTAGTATAGTTTGCCATGTTAGTAAGCCCTAATTAGGTAAATGCAAGTTAATGATGGTTGTGATGTATTCATCTGAATCTCTAATGCAGATTTATTGATTGCATTATCTAATTCTGTCTCAATAGGAATTTCAGCATTAGCAATAAGTCTTGTATTTGGTTTTAGTGTCCCCTGCTGGTACTCAACAACAAATGGATCATGACCGTGTGCTATAACAGAGAATTCTCCACCAGGAGTCCAATCTCTAGTGGTATTGCTAACTGAAACTCCATAAGCAGCATTACCGCCTTCGGGATCTTGATAGAAATTTGTAAAACCATCAGATATTTCAAGAGTTCTTCCCCCTTGTCCCATGGTAATAACAGTATTTTCATCATGATATTCATGTTGCCACTGATTTAAATTACAAATAGGTCTTGCAGTAAGTCCTTGTGCCGACAAGTTAATTGTTGGACTCTCTACGTTACCACTACCAAGACTTCTTCCTGTAGGTCCGGCACCAAATCCACTAATATTACCAAATGAACTCGTATCGTCCACAAGTTCAATTTGTGTATTTTTATAAAACCACCTAAAAATTGCTCTCATGCCATCAGCGCCGCCGCCAGAATCGTGGATTTCGTTGTCGTCGTCATCACTAGTCACGTTCCAAATACGATAAGCCCATCGCATTTGAATATAGTCCCAAGGAACAACACCACCGCCAGGTTTTGAGGCGTTTGCAAAAGAAACAGTNTCATAAGATCCTGGGTGGTTATGAGATCTAATATGCTGATGACCTAATTTCCTTCCACCAATATACATTACTTTCTCGCCAATACCAGGAATAATAGTATTGCCGCGAATATTACCACCATAACCAACTCTATCTTCAACGGGAAGAGTAAATTCAACATCAGTTTTTAATGCTTTATCTCCAGCAAAAACTCTGGGGATATCATTGTTATCACGGTTATCTCCAATAAATGGAATAATTAAATTTCCAGCATCAGCATCTTGCTCGGGAGGACTATCTCTTGGTGCTGCACCACCAGCAAAATATTTTGCTTCCATATCCATTAAAGTTCTTCCATCAGTAAGATTTGGAAGAGTAATCGTAGAGTTTCCATCATAAAATGGAAAATTACCGGTCAAATTTGTATCACCAGATAAACGATACGTATCACCAATAGTCTGAGTTAGCAAAGGATATAAATTAGATTCAACTTCAGTTCCATTACAAATAATCCACCCATCAGGAACCTTACTGAGTCCTCCCGTCCATGGCATGATGGTGCCGATAACGGCACCTCTCATGGATTTTGTTTCTTGATAAAATGACATCTCTTATACGTCCAATATATACCAACCAACTTGCGAAGATGGAGCACCAGGATCATTAGTAGAGGTAATTGGACCCGCAAATACTAATGCCAATCCAGCTCTTGGTGTTTGTACGACTAATTCGCCGCCATTGTAGTTCAATAGATTTGAATTACCAATACCAGAAATCATTGCTGTTCCAGTATTAGATACCGAACCTTGAACTCCAATATCATCAGGTGCTCTAATAATTAGAGACAAGTTATATGTAAGGGCCCCACCTATATCTATAATCCTAATCATATCACCCATTTCAGCATTATCAGGTAATCTAACAAGTGTATTGCCAACACAGTTCAGGAAGTAATTAACATTAGATTCAGCACTAATAACAGAATCTGCGCTATATTCCCATCTACGACCACCAGTTGGGGTGAAGTAATCTGGCATACCAGCAACGTTAACACCACCATCATCACTTACAGAGAAAATAACGTCTCCAACATTTCTTACATTATCAGGAGCATTTCTAGGAAGACCAGTTCTTGCAGTCTTAGTATAAACTGTTAGATCTCCACCTCGAATTTCAATATCATTATCAATATCAAGACTACCGCCAAATATAGATGTACCAGTTCCTAGAGCAGATAGAGAACCATATACAGTAAAGTCACCAGAAGAATTAACAAGTGTTAATCGTGGATCATTACCATCTGCACTCCAAATATTAAAGTTACCACCGTAGATATCCAAATCACCAGTAGCAGTATCAACTTGCAGAGTTGTTCTCGTTGCATTGCTAACATCTCCACCATCAGTAATTGTGAAGAACTCAGTGTTTAACTGTCTCGATCCATTAATAGTTAATGTATTTTCGGTAGTTAAAGTTCCAGCAATATTTGTATTACCAAATACACTATCGATAGTAAACTTATTAAATCCAACACCAACACCAACATCACCAAGGATAGTAGTATTTCCTGTAGTAGATTCAACTGTGAATACATTAGATGCAGGAGTACCACCATCGTTTACAATCAACGATTGTGGTTCAGTTGAAATTAACGTGACAACAGAAACAAATTCAGTTCCACTTAATCTCAAGAAATCTCTTGTACTTAAAGTACCACCAAATTCGGCAATACCAAACGCTACATTCTGTGCTCCATCTCCAATGCCAACAATTGGTTCGTCAATAACACCGTTACCATCGTTATCAGCACCAGTAATATAAGAAGCATTAGATTGCTTAATAAGTTTTGCAATAAGACAACCATCTGGGTGATCTACATTTTGACTTGTCCCCTCAGAACCTCTGCTAACGATCAGTCTATAACCATTTGGATCTTGAGGATTGACAATATTAGCAACACCAATGACACGGACAATTTCACTTCTAGATTCATCTCTCAATCCTGTAATGATATTAGCTCCAGTACCAATACTATCAGGTGATAAAGCATTTTGCCTATCAATCAATAAGAGATCACCAACAGCAAAATCATTAACCGCAGGAGTAGTTATTGGTAGATAGTAAGCAGATCCAGTCGAACTTACGGAGTTAACAGTAAAGATAAGATCCGGACCAACGCCACCTAGTTGAGATGAAGTAATAGTAATCTGGTCTCCCTGAGAGTATCTTTCACCAGGACCTTCAATGCTAATGTTAACAGTTCTGTCTGGGTCAAAACCAATACTAACAGTAAAGACAGCACCTTCGCCAGTACCATTTGTAGTAGCAGAAAGGAAACTATAGTTTCCGGCGAGTCTAGTATTATCATTAACATTGGCAGGAAGTGTGATAGAAGAAATCTGACCGCCAGAAACCAAGAATGTATTATTTCCCCATTGAGATACACCAGCNGTATCAATAAACCTACCCGTATCATTATACTGATAAAAATCAATATTTGGATTCTGAATACCAGCAACAGGGTGTGCAATACGTCCAGTTCCAAATCTACCACGACCAACTTCAATAATACCTGCTTTTAGACCACCATCGAGTCTAATATCACCTTCAACAATAGCAGAAGCGAGAACGTTTAAAGTGTTTCTGATAGTAGTTGTACCACCAGTTGAACCCATATTAAACGTAGTTGCGTTCGTTGCAATGTTGACAGTATTTGTCTGGTCTCCATCAAAGAGATTGGCAACTCTAGTTTGAGTGTAGATTCTAGAAGCACTGGTTCCAGGACCATATCCACTACCAATCTCAACATTACCAGCAAAATTAGCGAAGAACGTTCCAAATTTAACGTAAGAATTTGTATTGGAGTTCGTCTGCCATGCTCCACCAATATCAATCTTACAGGAAGATGTGACCTCATTACTTACTGTAGCGATATCAACATCAGCATCATCACTATTTCTATGGATCTTAAGAACAGAGTTGGTTGCTGCCTCACCAATAAGAATGGACTGACTTAACGAAGAATTTGCAATAGCAATTGATTGATTAACTGTGCTATTGTTGACAAGGTTCAGGATTTGACCTTCACCACCCCAATTTAATATATTTGCATTAGTATTAACAAAGTTAAATGCTGCATTTGTAGTAGTTAAATCACCATCATTAACCTGAACGTCGCCAGTAACTTCTAAATCTTCATGAATTCTAGCATCACCAACAACAACGAAGGTTCTATCTAGAGATTTGAATGGATTAATAGTATCATTGACAGCAGTGTTAATACCGACCCTACCATTGTTGGTAGTCATTACTCTGAATGTAGCATCATCACTTGGATCTAGACTATCACCACCAACTAACAGAGCATTATCTTCATTAGTTTCAGTTTTACCAACAGTATTTTCTGTTAGATAAGAGTTAATTGTCTTACCACTAATGAATGCAGTACCAACAACATCTAAGTTTGCTCTAGGAGTTGTTTCATTAGAAACAAATGCATTTTGTGAGGCATCATGAGAAGAGCGAGCAGTAGTATTGATACCTAATTTAAAGTTACCCCATGCTTCAGTATCTGTTCTTAATGCTTCGCCACCAACTACACCATACTCTTTCCAGTTAGAATTAGAGAATTCAATCGTAGCACCAGCAGATTGTGCTAGAACTGCACTCCAGTTAAGAGTCAGAATTGTAATTGAATCATTAACTTGGAAATGTACGTAGTTATTACTAGCACTAAATGCATCGCCATTAGGACTAAAGACAGTCCACACAGCATTCAATCTTGTATCTGAATAGTTTGATAGTCTAATCTGTGATCCAGAAGTGATTCCTAAAGTAGAATTGGGAATGTCAACTCCAAGACTATTTCTCCAAGAAACTTTAACTACATTTGTACCATCAAATTCTATAGTAAAGATATTGTTTGAAGGAATTTCAGTAAAGTAGTTTGCAAATACCCAACCAAGTGAACCAGACTTGCCAACTTCTTTTCCCTTAAGAAGAATATCACCTGCTTTAGCAGAAACACCACTATAATTTACACCCTGATTCGCGTAAACTTTACTACCACCATTTACAACTAAAGAAGAATTATCAGGTGTGATGTTAGAAGGAACGCCATTTGTGATATGGGTCTGAATCTGATATGATTGACCGCCACCTCTAGCATTCCATCCAAATACAGCAGCATTAATTCTATTTTTACTGAGTCTAATATCTCCAGTACCTGGTGGTACAAAGTTTGTTCTATCTAATGTCTCATCTTGCTCCAGTTGAGTTACAGGATCAATAGAAGAAACATTAGAACGAATTGTCAATGAATCAGGAACTTCAGTAAAGTCATTATCCTGAACGGAAATAATTACAGGAGATTGGAATACGTTCTGCTGCGAACCATCACCACCAACAACTGTAATATTCTGGTTGAACGTTACAGGAGTATCGAATGATGTGACTAGGTTTCCTACATCTTCATCTTCCTCGTCACCAGATGATAGAACTGCTTGTTCAAGGAATGTTTCTACGCCAGTAATAGCGTTAATCTTACGATTACCAATATAAAGATCACCGTTAGAGTTTAGACCAGTGTAGAAGACGATACCAGCGTCTTGTTTCTTACTTTGGGCGTAGAAGTCCTCAGTAGGTGTTAGGACGATCTCCTGACGTGCTGGGAGACCAGTAGAGTAGTTTCCTGGACCGAATCCAAGATACTCAAACGTNTGNTTACCAGCACGAGCAATAGAAGGTCTTCTAAGTTCAACATAGTAGCGTTGATCTGTAATAACTGTGCTGTCACCAGCAATAGGAATTAGACGATCTTCAGAACCAGAAGTAGCATTGCCTTCTTGTGCCTGAATAATATAATCTCTGTCAGCAAATGCCGGTTGTTCGATAAGATCGAAGACTAATTCCTTAGTTACAGAGTTTTTGTAGTCATTAGTTGTTACAAGACCATGAACGTAGTTATCAGCAGCACACAATGTTGCTGGTGGATCGAGTAACTGACGTGCAAGGTCTAATTCTTCTGCTGTAGTACCATTCTTCTGGAACCAAAGAGGATCATTTTTATAATCTAGAGGATATAGGCTACTAACTGGTTGCGAGAATCTAAACTTCTTAAAATTATCTGCAACACCAGCGCCAGTTGGGAATGGAGAAATGTTACCACGTAGACAGGAGAGATAGTAGACACCATCTTGCTGACCTGCGATTCTACGTTGTAGTGTCTCATAACTGAAGACATAGAATGTATCATCGATGATACCTGTATCTTCAACAGTATCAACATAGTATTCAATACCAGAGTCATCTTGAATACGATCACCAGGAGTGATAGTATAAACGTTAGCGCCGTTTTGCTTGTAAAAATATTGGGGATAATTTTTTGCAATATGTGTTTTTAAAGGTAACGATTTCCCCATATCCTGGTCTTCCAGCATATCAGCAAATGTTGCACCCTGAGTAAACCTTGTGTTATAGTACTCACTATATTCTAGTTTACCACCACGAATATTTTTGATGATAATATAATGTTCGCCATTAACAGTGTAATAAGCATGAATGTTAGCAAGACCAGAAGAGTTGCCAGTCCATTGAATTTGGTTAGCAGCAACACTTTGAGTCTTATTAGTTATCCAATCGCCACCTTGAGGTGCATTAATCTTAACTGTAGTAAAGGACTCGTTTCTTAAACCAGGGAAGTTTAAAGTATCAACACCATGATCGAATAGAGTCAGTTCTAGATACTTAATTTCTGGATTTGCAATGTCTTCAACATAACGTCCAGATTGAATAGTTGCTCTGATGCCAGAGGAGAATCTTGCAAACGATCTATACTCAATACCAGAACCTGTTTGATCCTTCTTAAATGGATCGTATGTGTTGGTTGGGTTAAGACTTGCTGTATTAACTTCTTCCTTGGTAAATCCAATGTATTCACCTGCTTGTACTGGGTTCTCAAAACGAGCACCATATACTGTTCCAGCAACAGGTTTCAGTACAACTTTTTGTGGTACTAACTTACGAGTGTCATCAGTTCTTGTCTTGATTGCAAATCCGTTGATAGGATCTCTTGCATTCTTAAGATACTTAGGAATAACATAACGTAGTTTATATGTTCTTTCGTCTGCTTCACGCTTATCTTCTAAACGTGTGAACCACATATCTGTAGATCTTGGACGATCAGAGTAATCAGATTGCTGGATTCTCCAGATAGTATTTTCTTCTCTTATGTTCTGAGGGACAGAATTAGATCCTTCATCTCTACAATTAATATACCACTTACCAGTTGTTGTGATACCATTACTGAATGCAGGATCATACTTAACAGGAGTAGCACGTTTGTTGGAAAAGACTTCAAACGAATCTGTCTGACCTGAAGTAAATGTAATATCATTTACATTGTTAATTGCATCAGCATGTGTTTTATGAATTGTAAAAACATTATCATTTTGATAGCGAGCAAAGAACTCTTTCGTCTTATCAATTCTACCAAAATCTGCATTTGCAGAATCAGTTACTGCAATGTCAGAGTCACTTGAATATGTACTAGAAACAGTCGGTAAAGTCTTTCCTTCAATTGCTCTAAAGAATACTTTCTGTGGAGTTACCGAAGAAAATGGTACATCAAAGATGTGTGAAACATTTGACTGAATACCACCACCTGCTAAAATACAAGTATATTTGTGTAAGTCATAGTTTTGATCTAAAATGAACTGATATACATCAATCTCTACATTAGAATCAATACTCTCAGATTCAGATGCATAGATGTAAATACCGGCAGCTGCATTTTCTTTAGAAGTAGCAAGCATCAGTTTTGTCTGATCGCTACCATTAAAGAATGTAGTGCTGCTATAATCTTCTGGTTGTGTTCTTCTACCAGGAGCGATTACGTAATAAGTTCTATTAGTTTCAAATCCTTTAGGTAGTCTGACAAGACGCTTATCAACGTCAACATATTGACCTTTAGCAACATCAAAACGAGGACGTGGAACCAATCTTACAGGTGTTCCTGTCTCAAAGTTATGTGGATTAGAAGCACCATATCCGGTTGTGTTAATACTGAATACTGTTGATCTTGATGCAAACAGCGATACACTCGCAGTTTGATTTTGCCTATCAACAGATCCAACACCATTGTTAATAATGGTTGTGATATTACCGATCAGTGTTTCAATTGCATCAGCAGTACCAGCACACTCTCTTTGTGTAGGAGATGTTAGAGTATCTTGGATAACGTCTTCGCCAGTTCCTGCTGGTCCCACAACAACAGTCTTGGGTAAAGTATCCGCCCACTGACCGTTTTCAAATGTGAAGTAAATGTCAACAGTAGAACTTGTTTGTGACGCTGCCTGTACTGCACCTGTATCAAATCTAGAAAATAAAGTACCTAGTTCAATTTGAGTATTATCAATAATTCTCTTAACGTAAGTATTTGGTGTAATAGTTTGATAATCTGGAATAGAACCATCTTGTAGGAGACCATCGACATATGAATTACCGTCATAAACAGTGGCTTTCATACCAACCAAGATTCCACGAGTATCATTAACGTCAACAATTGCAGAACCTTGAGTAGTACTACAATTGAATGCGAGGAAATCGAAGTTTCTCATGGCAGCAGTTGCCATCTGTCCGACATAATTCCATGCATCTAGAGTTTCATCTTTCTCACCGTCAATATATTCCAGATTCATACCAACATAGTATGCTTCACCTGCTTGGACGGAGTTAATGTTACCACCAAGTCTAAGGTCAGACACAACAGCATCAACAATGTAAGATACATCACGGAAACACTTAGATTGTTCTGCATCGGTAGTAAATCCACCAACATTAATAGGTGGTAAATCTGCTAGCGAAGAGGCAGCAACAGAATCAATAACAATATCAAATAAAGTTTCAATCGTTCCACGAACGTTAGCACAATCCCATGTACCATTGCTTAATGGGGGAAGAGAATCTAAAGTGCCTTCGGAAACAGTGTCACATATAATACCAATAAGAGTATTAATAGCAGAAACAACATCAGAACAGTTACCTGCAATGTATCCACCCGGTTGTGGTAGTACAGAAGATGCAGATGGTTGAGTTGGTTGAGATCTAACAATACTATTTAAGTTGCCAACTCCACTGACATCTGATCCAATTGCTTGAGTAATGATACCAAGTAAAGTTTGCGTTGCTAAAATTGCACTANCACATACAGGAGTTTCCCAATCAGTCGTAATAGTTGAATCAAATTTCTGTGTCAACGTATTGGCAAGAGAAACTCCAACAGCAGTATTCCTAAGAACGTCAGGGATAATCTGGATTACTTGATCGAAAACATTAGCAGCTTCATCACGCTCTGGATCAATAAATGTTTGAGCACTAACACCATACTTAACGGAGTTTGGAGCAGCAGAGATAAATGTGTGTGTCGAAACATCACTTGAATTACCAACATTTACTGTAATAGTAGATGAAGTAGAACCAGTGATCTGCATCCATGTGTCATAATTTCCATCACCAACACGAGGATAAGAGTGTTGAGTTGCATTATTGTCAGTAGCACAGGTAAACACCATGCTTTCTGGCGCAAATTTAACAAAGTTTCCAGTAGTCATTCCATGATTAGGAATAGTTAATACTACTACACCGGAAGCAGGAGTATAATCTACTTCAGTTGGTTGAAACTCTTTTGTTTCCTTATCATTGCCGAAGAAAGGCATCACATTTGTGACATAAACTTCTGCAGAATCATAAGTTTTAGCGTTACCACCAAACTTAACATCGTACATGATCATATCAAGGACGTTTACAACGTCGTCTAAACAATCTTGCTCTGTATTTGTTGCTTGTGGTTGATAAGCAGGATATGCTGCCTTCATACGCTCATATGCTTCTTTAGCAATGAACTCTTTATTATCAAGGACAAGATTATATGCATCAGCATTCATGTCAGATACAATTGGAGGATCACCAACTGCATCCAAGGTAATTGTTAGATCTTTGTAGTATAGTTGATTATTAATTGCTAAGTTAAGTCCATCAGCAATTCTCTTGTATGCTACAATACCTTGCTGAGTTTCTCCAGTTAATCCATTAAGGATAGGAACACCATCCTTGTCGAAGTATGCTTTAGCAGCTGCAATTGAATATTCATTGCCACCAAACCATAAATCTTGCTGAACTGCATCGATAATATGTCCGATGTCATCGCGACAGTTCTGCTCTCCAGTGGTATAAGCAGAGACGGTCAGAGGAACATAGTTAGGACTGTTTCCATTATTAATGGATTCAGAAGAATCATCAAGTATACATTGAGTTACAATAGAAGTTAGTGATGAAATAGCATTCTGAACGTCAGTACATGCAGTAACATCTGTGTTTATAACATCACCATTACCGTCTCCATATACAGATTCACCAGGACTAACGCTTAAGTCTTGATATTCTGGCAATTCATTTCTTACAGCTTTCTGTAGATAATCTCTTACCGCTCTAAATGCAGCAACGCTTTCATTATTTTCACCAGACAAACCATTAGCAATAGGAGCATTATTTCCTAGGAAGTAATACTGGGTGAATTCTCTAATTCTTTGGTTGCCACCAAAGTAAACATCAAGTCCAATAGCATCAATAAAATATCCTAAATCTCTCCTACACTTCTCGGTAGTACCACCTGGGAATACAAATGTGGGATATTGTGTTTGAACCTGAGTGATACCTTCATTTATTGCAGAGTCTTTTGTACGTCTGATAAAACGATATGCAGTCTTATATCTAGATCTTGCTTCTTCGGCAGGGTCACCAGGGAAAGTAAAGAATGGAGAAGTATCATATACTGCAATCTCAGCAAGTGCAGAATCACTAATGAAGTCTTTATTTTGTCCGATCAGATTGTAGGCAGTCTTATATCTATTAGCATCTTTGTTAGCTAAGTCAATTGTTACACCATTTGTTGTATCGCCATCGATTTCTGCCTGAGAACCTGTCTTGCCATTT